GTTGTTGGGTTTATAGGTGCAGGTAAAATAACAAAACCTATTAAACTATTTAGAAAAGCAGGTGGATTTACAAAAGCATCAGTACACGGGGCAATGGCAGATGCTACTGTATTTGATCCAGAAGAAGCAAGATTATCAGATTTAATTGAAAGTAATCCATCATTACGAAATCCTATAACTACATATTTAAAATCAGATCCAAATGATACTAGAGCTGAAGGAAGATTTAAGAATGCTATAGAAGGACTTGGTTTAGGAGTTGTTGCTGAAGGTTTTATAAGAAGTCTTAGGGTATTAAAAAGTAGAAAAAAAATAGATACAGAGCTTGATAAATTACCTACACACGTTAGAACAAAATGGTATACTCCAGCAACTGTTGGTGCTAAAGGTGTACCAAGACGACAAACAACTATTCTTCATCCATTTACAAAAAAACCAATAGATGATGAAATAGGAGAAAATATTATTCGTAATATAGAAGAAAAAGGAGTTAATAATGCTCCATATGGATTTTTTTATAAAAATAAAATTAGAAACATAAATTGGATTGCTCCTCGTAGAGATTATATACACGGTACGTATGAAGTAAGTATAGATAAGGGACTACGAGAAGATAGAGCATCATGGATATTACAAGGTCCACGAAAAGCTCATAAAACAGGAGTATTTAAAGGTAGCAGATATAACCCTAAAGCAAAATATCAAGATATGCCCAGTGCTTTTAGAGGGAATAGAGGTAAAATAGATAGTAAAAAATTTAATTTTATGTTACAGGAGTATCTTGCAGATAGTAATGCAGTTTTAGATACTGCTTTAATAAAAGGAGATCCAAAAGGAAAAGTATTAGAAATAATACGAAAAGCATTTGATAGAGGAACTGCATCTCAAGAAGAAACTATAAATGGTATACGAGTTGTAAATAAAAAAGATCCTAAATTTACACCGTGGCATGCAATATCTAAAGATAATGTTGATGAATTTTATACTATTTTAAAAAAGCAAGCAAAAGAAAGTGGACCAAAATTTTTACATACGGCAAGATCTGTTAGGGTTTCAAAATTACCCATAGATCCTTCAGTAAAATCTGTTAAAGAATTAGCTAAAATTCCTACTAAACAAGAAAATATATTAAAAGATTTTCAAGTAGGAAGACCAACTGAAATAAGTATGAAATCATCTCGTGTGCATAAAGGCGTAAATACAATTATTAAGTCGATGCATAAAGATGTAAAAAAGTTAGAGGGTCCTTCAAGAAAAAGTGTAGAAGATTTTATAAAAGAAGAACCTCATTTAACTGTTGCAGATAAAAAAAAATTACGTGCTCAACTAAAGATTAAAAAACTAAAAGTTTCTGAATCACAAGATTTAGTCACAATAACAGATGATATACGCATACCAACTACACGTTTAGAAAGTATGCCCACATTTACTACTTGGCTAGATACTAACAAATCTCAGATAGTTAAAAGTAAAAAATACCAAGCTATAAATACAACACTAACTGATGTAGAGACTGTAATGTATGGTAAGAAGGAAATAATTGATCCTACTTTACCAATACCAAAACCACCTGTTGTAAAATTAACTAAAGATATTGTTTTTCGTGCCCTAAAACATACACAAAAAACAAATCCTAAAGCTAATACTATTATGAATATGCTTTATGGTTCTGGAATGAGAATTTCGGATTTAGTTAAAACTAAGATAAAAGATATTGATTTAGAAACAGGAGTTATAAATCTTAGAAATTCTGAAGGTGATGTAAGAGGACGAGCATTTATTCCTTCTCGTACAAGAGAAACAATAAAAAATTATTTAAAAACTAGTAGTAGACATATAAATAAAGATACTCCTTGGTTATTCCCATCAAGTAAAGGAAAAAAGCATTTAACAACAGAAGGAGTTGCACAAATTCTAGCTAAAACAGCAGATGACATTGGTGTAGATAGATCAATATTAGCACCCCATGAATTTAGACGTGCTTATGCTACTGATTTACAAGAAGCAGGTGTTCCTACTGAAACTATCCAAAAATTACTTGGACATAAAACTATAACTTCTACTGCTACATATATAGATCCTAAAGTCCCTAAAGGTCTTCCGGGTGCAGGTAAAGAAATAACACCACCAAAATTTTCAGAAACTATAACAGATACTAAAGTTGAAGCAAAAAAACTAATAGCTAACTTAGATACTGATGTAAGCCCATCTGCTAAATATAAAAAGAAATGGCAAAGTCAACAAAAAGCATTATTAGTTGATTTAGCAATTGTACATGAGATACCTCTAGATAGTTTAAAAGAATTAAAATTTGATGATATTACTGTAAAAGTAGATCCTATAAGTAAACTTGAAACAGTTTCTGTGCGAATAAAAGATCCAGCAGGTGGTTATATAACTATAGATAGGTTACCTAAAGAAACACAAGCAAGATTAAAAAGATATAAAAGAGATAATGAAATTAGTAAATCTATAGATGCTCGTGGAAGAAAAGTATGGATGGGAACACCCACATATGCTCCTCGTAGAAAAAATACATATATATTTACTTCTGGTGATGCCACAAAATTTACAACAGAAGCAGCAACTGTTAAAGTTTTACAAAGTAAACTAGCAAAAATAGGAAAAAGTGTAATAAAACCAAGACATGCTCTTCAAAAAGAATTAAAAGACCTAGCAATAACAGGAGACTGGTCTAGAACAATGGATATACCATTATTTATTCGTAGAGTAAAATCAATGGGTATAAAAGAGAAAATGGCATTTGCAGAAAGAGCAGGAGAATTTTTAAAAGATACCTATCGATATAGCACAGATAAATATGATAAATTTTATCGTGTGCATACAGAAGCTGGTTATACAAAAGAAGGTCCTAAAGAATTATTTCATGCTCTAGAAGAATTAGTATTTGAAGCCCAAGTTGCACAAACAATTATTGATACTTTACATGGTTTTGGATTAGGAGCTAAAAAAGGAATTAAGTTACCAGCAGTAAAAGATAAAGATGCACTACTTAATAAAGTTACAGAGGCTGTAATGGAAAAAATTACAAATAAATCTATACTTATGCCACACCATAATTTTAAAGTTTTTGGAACAAAAGATGTTGATAGTTACTTTTTAATTCCTAGAAGTGATAAATTCTCGGGATTAAGAGAAGGTATAAGAGATGCAAAATTTAGAACTAAACCAAGTAGAGGAAAACAATATTTTTCAAGTCCTGCGTATTGGAAAATTATACGTGATATAGGATCATTTATTTATTAACTTATTATTAACAATTGGAGGAAAATTATGCCAAATCCACACGGAAAAAAGTATGTACTTCACAGACATAAATGGGGTGCACTAGGTCACTCTAGCGATTATGATTCTTCTTTATATAGGGAATCCCTTGAGTTCGGTAATTCTATCGATCAAGGTGCTCTTATTAGAGATGAAGCTAAATCAGGCAAAGGCGGATCAGTAGATTCATCTGTTATGTCAAAAGGTGGCGATGATACATTAATTAAAGACTATTCAAAATAGGATATAAAATATGGCTGAGAATCTAACAGGAGATGATCAACCAGAGGAATTAAAAGAAGAAGAGTTACCTGCTGCAGTTGGATATATTAAAGCAAAATTTGAAGATGCAGAACAGGGTAGACTATCTGATGAAAACCGCTGGTTGAAAGCTTATAAGAATTATAGGGGTACTTATGATTCTTCTACACAATTTAAAGATTCTGAAAGATCTAGAGTATTTGTAAAAATAACAAAAACAAAAGTTATTGCATCCTTTGGACAAATTGTTGATATTCTCTTTTCCAATGGAGAAGTACCTATTTCTATAGAAGCTACACCTATGCCTGAAGGAATATCAGAATTTGCAAGTCTCGATTCTTCTGGTAAATTTAGCCAATCCGGTGAATTACAACAACCAGAATTAGCTGGATTAGAATCTGAATATGGATTATCACAAAATTTATACGAAGGTCCTAAAAAATTACCTGATCACAACGAAATAAAACCTGCTCAAGAAGCAGCATTAAAAATGCAAAAAGTAATTCGTGATCAATTTACAGAGACAAATGCAATATCTATATTAAGACATTCTATATTTGAATGTGTGTTATTAGGAACAGGAATTGTAAAAGGACCTTTTCATCACACAAAAATATTACATAATTGGGTATATCTAGAAGATGGACAAAAACAATATGCACCATCATTTAAACCAATACCTAAATTAGAAGCAGTATCATGTTGGGACTTTTATCCTGATCCTTCTGCAGTTAATATGGATGATGCTGAATATGTTATACAACGACATAAATTTAATAGGGAACAATTAAGAGATTTAGGTAACAAACCATTTTTTAATTTAGAAGCTATTAATGATTGTTTAAGTATGGGACCCAATTACCAAAAAAGAGGATTTGAAGATAATATATATACAAATGAAGATCCTACATATCTAGAAAATAGATTTGAAGTATTAGAATACTGGGGAAATCTAGATAAAACAATGACAGAAGAATTGGGTATGGATGTAGGAGAAACAGATGATCATCTCGAATCATTACAAGTTAATCTTTGGATTTGTAATAATAGAATTTTACGAGCAGTAGTTAATCCATTTCAACCCGCAAAATTACCATATCATTCTTTTCCATATGAATTACATCCTTATCAATTTTTTGGTATCGGTGTACCAGAAAATATGGATGATGCACAAATGATTATGAATGGTCATATGAGAATGGCAATTGATAATCTTAGTCTTGCAGGAAATATGGTATTTGATATTGATGAAACAATGTTAGTTCCGGGACAATCTATGACAATACATCCGGGCAAAATATTTAGAAGACAATCAGGTCAAGCAGGTCAAGCAGTTGTAGGATTAAAATTCCCAAATACTGCAGGTGAAAATATACAAATGTATGATAAGGCAAGACAACTTGCTGATGAAGAAACAGGTGTTCCTAGTATAATGCACGGACAAACAGGTGTAACAGGAACAGGAAGAACTGCAGCAGGATTAAGTATGTTATTAAATTCTGCAGGCACATCTATAAAAACAGTCGTAAAGAATATCGATGACTATCTATTAAAGCCATTAGGCGAATATTTTTATAGATGGAATATGCAATTCAATGACGAACATATTGAAGCTAAAGGAGATTTAGAAGTACGTGCACGAGGCACATCATCTGTAATGGCAAAAGAAGTACGTTCACAACGATTAACTACTCTTTTGCAAACAATAGCAAATCCTATGCTTGCACCTTTTATAAAGATACCAAATCTTATAAAAGAATTAGCAATATCACAAGATATTGATCCTGAAGATTTAGTTAATGATTTAGATCAAGCAGCAGTATTTGCAGACATTTTACGAGGATTAAATGTTCAACAGGGAACAGGCGAAGAGGTTGGGACCACTGGTCAACAACCAGAAGGCATGGGAGGCTCTAGAACAGCATCTGCAGGAGCTAACCCAGAAGACATCTCAGGAGTTGGTGGTGGAACAATCGGAACAGGTATTCCGCCAATTGCAGGGGAAGATGGTTTTACTGGAGCACCTCCAGAACCTCAAGAAGGCGGTCTTGGTGACTATCAAACTTAAAACAGATGAAAGAAAAAATAAAGATTCGAGAGTTGGAATTTAATGATTCACAACAAATAATTGAACTCGGAAGAATAATACATAAAGAAAGTTATTATAACTTTTTGCCATATGAGGAAATGAAAATACAGGAACTCATTATGGTTACGTTAAAAAATCCACAATCAAATGTTTGTTTTGTGGCAGAACAGGATAATAAAATAATAGGAGCATTATGTGGATTTATAGTTCCATATACAATGAATTTTAGATTATTTGCTCAAGACCTAGGGCTTTGGGTTCTTCCAAAAAGTAGGGGAACACTAGCTGCAAAAAAATTATTGAATGTTTTTGAAGTATGGGCAAATAGTTTAGGATGTGACGAAATTATGTTAAGTATAACATCAAATATTAATCAAGACAGAACTGCACAATTTTATGAAAAGTTAGGATATACTAACTTAGGTGCAATATGTCGTAAACGTATAGGAGGAAAATAATATGGGAGGCGGAGGAATACCCGGATTAAGTCAAATAACTTCAGTTTTTATGGGAAAACCAAAAGTACAAGAAATTCAACAAGAATACCAAGGTGGAATCCAAACAGGTAGAGGTGATATTGCTACTCAATTAGCATCTTTAGATAGATTAGAACAAGGAACTGCACCTAAAGGTCAAGGATTAGAAATGGGCTATAAGGATTCATTAAATTCAGCCCTAGAAAATGCGGGGATTAGTAATTTAACTTTACAACCTGCAAAAGAAGTATTATTTGGAGATGCAGCTAGAGAAAATTTTCAAACAGCAGAATTAGAAAAAATGCAAAAGGAAGTATTTAAGACACCGATAAGTCCAAATATTCCATTATTACAAACTCCTATTGCTCCAAAAAAAGAACCCTATGCTCCGCCAGAAAGACAAGAAAAATCTGCAGAGAGAACACTTGCAGATATTGAAGCATTTAAGGCATATGGGGGACAAACAGGTGGTATGGTTCCTGATAGTAGTAGACTTCAAGAAACTGGGATTGGATTTCCAGCACCAGAAGTTAGAAGTGCTTTATACAAACAACCATTGGCACCTATTACAGAACAAATGCAAAGAGCAAAATTAGGGGCAGCACAAGGACAAGTTCCGGTGCCACAACAACAAAACGAACCTGCAGGAGTTCCTCAAATGTATGGAAAACCTACTAATGAAATGCCAAAAGATAATATTGATGCTAAAGCAGAACCGGGTGATGTTATTATAAATAACAAGGCTATGATCCTTTTAGGAATGAAAAATTTTAATAAAATGGTTGGGGATGGAGTTGATATTGTACGAAGAATGGGTTTTACCATTGAAGAGAGATTAAATAAATTAAATAAAAAAGATATTGTTCCTTTATTAGTATCTAAAGGAGAAGCAAGAATACCTAGTATAATTGCAAAAGCAATAGGTATGGATAGACTTAGAAAAATAAACGACAGAGGAAAAAGAGCTATAGTAGCAGAAGAAAAAGCAGCAGCTCAACAAAAAGAGAAACAGAAATATACTGTTAAAAAAGGAGGGGTAATTCCTCAAAAAAAAGCCTTTGGCGATGTAGTCGAGAGTAAAAAAAAAAGTCTAAATGAATTAGAGCCACATAAAAAAGAATTTATTACAAATGCACATCAAGTAGTGAATGAAGTTAATATAGATAATATTATTCCTTCACCTATTATTCTTTCAATGGTAGCTCTTGAAACAGGGTATGGAACTTCTAGATTTGCAAACGAAGGAAATAATTGGCTTAGTTTAGCAGTAAACAAACCAGACCAAGAATTTTTAGCAGCAAAAAAAAGACCGTCACAAAAGTTACGAAGTTTTAATAATCCAGCAGAATCTATACAAGCTTTTTTAGATATGGTCAAAAATGCAGAACATTATGCACCAGTAAGAGATACGTTAACTAAATATGCAACTGGTGAAGCTTCTGAACATGACATTATAGATTCTATAGCTAGTACAAAATATGCCGAAGACCCTGAATGGTCTAATAAAATAAAGAGTGTACATGATGGACGAATAAAAAATATGTTCACAGAACAAAAACAGCAAGTGCAATAGCACAAAAGAATTTATACCTGCGTACTTGGTATGGGTATCAGCGACTTTCAATTTATTGAAACACTGATTATTTAACAACTACCGATGGGCGACCTAGCATAGCTAGCACCATAAGGAGATAAACATGACTGAAAAACAAGTCGAAGCAAATGTAGAGGAAAAGGTTGAAGATTCAGAGCCTACCCCATACAAAAACGACTACCATAAGGATCTTGATAAAGAAGATCCACAACCTGACCCTGAAGCTGTAGAAGCTGAAGCTACTCAGAAGGAAAACGAAGAAGATAAATCTTTTTTATCTACTTCAAACGACAAAGAAGTAAAGACCCACGATTTTAAAAAACGTTATGATGACCTAAAAAAACATTATGACACAAAATTAGATGAGTGGAAACAGGAAAAAGAAACTTTGGAGGCTCAATCTAAAGCTGCGAAAGCAGATACAGACTATAAGCCACCAAAAACCCCTGAAGAATTAGAACAATTCAAAGAGGACTATCCTGATATTTACGGAGTTGTCGAAACTATTGCTCATAAACAAGCTGGAGATAAACTTCGCACAGTTGAAGAAAAACTAGCAAAAATGAGTGATAGAGAAGAAGAACTAATTAGAGATAAAGCACAAACTGAACTGTTATCCGTGCACCCTGACTTCTTAGAGATAAAAGGAGATGAAAATTTTCAGGGCTGGTTACAGGAACAGCCTACCTCTATTTCTGATGGTATTCTTAAAAATGGTACCGATTCTAAATGGGCAGTTCGAGTATTAGACCTATACAAAGCAGATGCTGGTATTAGTAAAAAAACTAGTACCGCCAGACCTACTTTATCTGCAGCTGAAGCAGTAACTAAAACACGTAGAGTTGTAGTTCCTGAAAAAGCAGGGGACAAGAAGATTTGGAAACAATCTGATATAAGCAAACTCAAACCCCGTGAGTTCGAGATTCTTGAAAAAGAACTAGATCTTGCGGCAAAAGAGGGACGCATATCATCAGGTTAATTATACGTTTTTATTAACTTTCTAACTAGGAGGTAATTATGACTGTTTCAAAAGCAGCCGGTTATCAAAATTTAGCTAACGGAAATTTTGTACCAACTATTTACTCTCAGAAAGTTCTTAAATTCTTCAGACGTGCATCAGTGGTTGAAGATATTACCAATACTGATTACACTGGGGAAATTGAGAATTATGGAGACACAGTAAATATCATAACCGAACCTACTGTTACAGTTAGTTCATACTACAGAGGTAGTGTTGTAAATGCTCAAACATTAACTGACGCACAATCTACTTTAACTGTCGATCAAGCTTTTGCATTTTCTTTTAAAGTTGACGACATTGAAGAAAGACATAGTCACTTAAATTGGGAAAGCATTGCAACATCTTCAGGTGCTTACGCACTTAAAAAGAAATATGATGCAAACGTTCTTGCAGCAATGATTTCTGGAGGCTCTACTGACCAAACTAACTTAGGTACAACAGGTAATGCCGTCGCCGGTATAACTACAGGTGATACGGCTTCTGACAAGATGAGTACATTGTCTAAATTATTAGACGAAGGAGATGTTCCAAGCGAAAACCGTTGGTTTGTTGCATCACCTACTTTTTATGAGATTCTTGGTAAATCTGCATCTAAATTAATGGATCAATCCATTATAGACAGCAGTAAAGAATCACCTTTACGTAACGGTAAAATCGTGCAAGCACCAATCAGAGGATTTTCAGTATATAAAACTAATGTATTTGCAAAAGCAGGTACAAGTGGTACTGATACTTCAGAACCATCAGGTTCTTCTGCTGATTACTACTTTCTTGGAGGACATATGTCTTCTACAGCAACTGCTTCACATATCGCAAAAACTGAAGTTGTTCGTGATACTGAAAGTTTTGCAGATATCGTGAGAGGCTTACACGTATTTGGACGTAAAGTTCTTAGATCTGCCGCAGTTTATAGCGGTGTTTTAAGACACGCTTAATTTATAGGAGAATAAACATATGGTAACATATAACGTAAGTGGCGGAGGAGGCTCCGCTGGTACAGCCGGTCACCCTTCTATAAAAAGGGTGCCTTATTTAGTCGAAAATACAATCGATATAGCACAAGTTAATGAAGATGCAGGAACAGCACAGGATGATGTGCTACAATGTCTTAGCGTACCTGCAGAAACATTAATTATGGCAGCAGGCGTAGAAGTGCTAACAGCATGTTCTTCATCTGTAGTTATTGATATTGGTACTACTGGAAGTTCAGCAGGTTTTTTAGACCCTGATGCTTTCGTAGATGCTTATGACGCAACAGGTGCAGCTTATGCACCTAGAGATGTTGTAGATGCAGCACCTATGCTTATCTGTAAAACAGCAGATACTATCGATGCCTTAATGGCTGGTGCAGCTTCTGCAGCGGGTAAAATCCGTGTTTGGGCAGTACTATGTGATATTTCTGGTGTTGATGAAACTGATCGAAACACAACAGCACAACACGATACAGAAGTATAATAATACATATTATTATTAGTATTATTGACGAAACTAAATACAAAAATCTAGGGGGGAAATAAAATTCCCCCTAGACCTTATGGAGGCTGTAATTTACATATAACACTATTATTAATCACAGTCAAGGAAAATATATGGTAACTTATGATCTAACAAAAAAAAGCAAAGCAAGTACAGGAGAAAGAGTTATTTTCGATGGTACTGATCCAAATATTGATATACGCCTATCCACTTTAGAAAAAAAAATGGATAAATTAATAGAGACCTTAGAAAAAAAGAATGACTAAATATACATGCAAAGTATATGACAATCCAAAAAAAAGATTTCAACCAGACGGATGTGCATGTTCACACGATTTAAAATTAGATTACGATGCATTTCCCGGAAAACTGGAGCCAATGGAGATTAAAGAAGGACCTTATAAAGGAAAAGATATTGTATTATTTTGGAATCCTTATGAATGCGAAGATGGAAAATGGAGACCACTGGGGTTAAGTGAATGTACATATATTTGGAACCATAAGAAACAAGAATACGAAGGAGAATGTATACAATGCGGAATGTGTTGTGTAAAAGAAGTTAAAGGGGAAATAGTCCCATGTAAGTATTTAGACTTAAAAGGAAAATAGTGAAATTTCTCTGTGAAAATTGTGGAAAGGAAGTCGAAAAGATACAATATTGGTCAAATTCAAAATTCCACGAAAATCAAAGATATGACTACGTTTATTGTGGACCAGATTGCTCCACCAAACATTATGAAAAAAATAACAATAAAATTTTGTAAATATTTATTCAACTTGTGTAGACTTGCACCAAAATGGATTGCTTGTCGTTGCAAGAAAAAAAAATAGAAGGAGTATAATATGTATTACTTATTTGTAACCCTCTGTTTATTGGGGGCACCCTCGTGTATAGATGATAATAAACTAATAGTAAAATCTGATAAAAGTTTTGAACATATACAGGAGTGTCAACACTATGCAGAAACAACTTTTGTAGATTTAGTATCAAAAAAATACAAAGATAAATGGGGTTTATTTGGAACTCTATGTATACAAAAAGATTACACAGATATACTAAAAGGTGATCAATACGAAATATTAAAAGAAGGAACTGATGTTTGAAGGGATAATTAGAGGTGGTGTTCGTAATGTAAATGCAGGAGCCGCATTAGCTAATACAAATGCAACAACAATATATACTGTCCCTACTAATCACAGTGCATTAATCCCTATGATATGGCTAACAAATGCAGATACATCAGCTGCACAGTATGCAACAGTAACTTGGCGAGATAGTAGTGCATCAGTAACATATAACCTAATATATCAAAAAGATGTAGCCTCAAAAGATTATACAATTATTGAACCAAATTTAATATTAGAATCTGGTGATTATATACAAGTAACAGCAGAAACAGCAGATAAAATTACAGTAACTTTAACAGCACAAGAATATATGGATGAAAACTAATGGCAACTTATCTAGTAACAGTAAATAATGTATTACGAGAATTAAATGAACCAGTAATTACTACAGTAGGTACTACTTCAGGTATACAAACTGCAGTAAAAGGATTCGTTGATAAAGCTATACGTGATATTAATAATGCAGAACTAGAATGGTCATTTAATCATGCAGAAGGTACACAAACAACAGAAGTAGGACAAAGAGAATATAAATATCCTAGTAGTGCTGTATCAATAGAC